AGTAATGCGTTATTACAAAATTTCATGCTTAGCAGGATAACACCCCCCTTATAAAGGTATGGGGTGTACACGTGTCTTTCTATCGTAAAGTTAGGATAGCGGATAACACCCCCCCCTTATACAGTTAAAGAAAAGACTAGAAAGAAACAACCGTATAAAAGCAGAGGTGGGTATCGGTGTATAAGTGTAACCATGAAGAAGAGAGAGATGTATCTAAGAGAGTATCTCCTTATTTCTATAGGATGTTAGCGCTAACATTTGGCCGATTTATGCTTATCCGGCGTCGGATATCCAGCGGTATCCTTGAATAAGCATTAAGTGCGCTTGACACCCCCGCGCCGTCATGCTATACCTACATCAACAAAGGGGCACACAATGACGCGCGCAGAATTTATCAAATCTAACCGCCAAACAAGCACCGTACTAGTGTATGCGTTCGGTAGAACGTCGTTCCGTATTACCGCCAAGTCAAAGCACCGCATCGTGGGCAACTGCGTGGTATATAACGGCGCATCAACACCACTAGACGGCTATACCGTGGCGCTGCGGCCATGAGCCTATTCGACTGGGTATCAGGGCCATATGTCAAGCCAATGCCGGACAACTATCAGGACGTGTATAGGCGTGCGCTAATCAAGCAATGGGATGCAGACCTTGAAACAATCCGATCACTCGGCATCTATCCACCTTGGCGACTAGAACCAGATGACCTGCACAAAGACGAATATCGCTTGCTTGCCGCATGTGCCGATCATGGCGGCGTGTTATGGGCAGACAACAATACTGACATATGCCTGACCACAACCCGTGGCATAGGACTAAAAGCAATCGGGAACGCAAAGGCCGTAATTGCAAAGTGCCAAGACTTGGGGTATATTACGTGCATGTTCAATGGCACAAGCTTTACAATCAACGCAACGCCACTCGGAATGAACATGCTAGAAGATTACGAGGATCAGAAAGAGGCGGGTATACTTTGAGAGCAAAGAATGGCAAACCCTAATCCAGATACTTCCGGCCTAATCAAATACAAGCCCGGACAATCAGGTAACCCCGGCGGCATTAACGCCGAAACGCATCGTCTAATCAAAGACAGCGCCGAGAAGGCCGCGCGATTGCAAAACCTTCTAATCGAGGGCGTATTGGCTAAGGTCGAACTGGCAAGCCCGGAACAACGTGACGACCTGTTGCGCGCGGACATTAACAAGATCATTGGAGATGCTCTTGACCGTCACCTAGGCAAGGCCACGCAACCTATCGACAGCACGTCCAGCGATGGCACGATGACGCCTACAGTGATCAACCTTGTACCTGTGGGGGTTAAGGCAACAAAATAAATCTGCATTTGGTGCGATTATTTCGCTTGCATGGCGCGGGGGCTTTTGCCTTTCCCCCGCGACCATGCTATACCACGCGCATGGAAGTGAACGTCCAAATCCCGCAAGCCCTAGCGACCGTGTTTGCCCCGCCAATAGGCGCTGTGGCATATCGTGGCGCATATGGTGGCCGAGGTAGCGCCAAAACCCGCACATTCGCCCGCATGGTGGCTGTACGCGCCCTTGTGTTTGAAACTATGGGCCTACGTGGTGCAATCCTTTGTGGTCGTGAATTCATGGGGTCACTAGCAGACAGCTCAATGGAGGAATTGAAATCAGTCATTCAGGAAGATGATTGGTTAGCGTCTCACTTCTCAATCGGCAAAGAGTACATCCGCACCAAGTCTGGCAATATATGGTTTCTATTCGTCGGTTTGCGCCATAACCTAGACAGCCTTAAGTCCAAAGCCAAAGTACTGCTAACTTGGATTGACGAAGCGGAAAACGTATCAGAGTTGGCATGGCGTAAGCTTATAGCAACAGTCATGCGCGAACCTAATTCCGAAATATGGCTAACATGGAACCCGGAAAGCGAGGAAAGCGCAACACATAAGCGTTTCCGAGTTTCATATGACCCCAAGCGCATGGTTATCGTCGAGTGTAACTATTCCGACAATCCTTGGTTTCCACAAGGGCTAGAAGATGAGCGCAATGCCGATCTGGAGTTTCGCCCGGACACTTACGATCACATATGGGAAGGTCAATTCCTAACACTCACAGAGGCCCAAATCATGGCGGGCAAGTATGAGATCAAAGAGTTTGAAGTCGAAGGACCCGGCTGGCAAGGTCCATACCTAGGCGGCGACTTTGGATACTCGCAAGATCCGACTGCCGCAGTCCGTGCTTGGGTCAAAGACAACTGCCTGTATATCGACTATGAAGCTGGCGGCACTCGCATTGAGATTGACGATATTGTCAGTCGCGTATCTGCCAGTATTCCAGATTATGATAAGCACGTGTCTAGGTGGGATAGCGCGCAACCCGGCATGATATCGCATATTCAGCGCAAGGGCTTTCACCGGGCTATTGGTTGCGTCAAGGGTAAGGGCAGCGTTGAGGACGGTATTCAGTTTATCCGCTCATTCAAGCGCGTGTATATCCACCCCCGCTGCGTTCAAACGGCGCGGGAATTTAGGCTGTACTCATGGGAAATTGACAAACTATCCGGCGCAATCAAGCCTAAGCCCGTCGATGCGAATAACCATTACATCGACGCGCTTAGGTATGCGTTAAACCCGATTATGAAGCATGTCGGAATTAACTGGGCTGCACTAGGATCGTGACACTACGCGGAATAGTGGGCGTTCGCCTTTAGGGATAGATGAATGATCACGAATAACATTATGGAAGTCACCTATTAGCGATGTACCATCATAAGTTAACTTTAGCGCATGCGTTAGTGGTTCTCCATCTTCCCACTCCACCAACTCCACCACATCGCCGGGTTTAAGGTCCAGTTTATGCGCGGGCTTTGGCTTGGTGTAATGGCGACGGATTAGGTCGGGGTTTGCTACACCAGACCCATCAGGGCGCCACAAGAGTGGAGTATCATCGCTTTCATCAAAGTATCCGTCGTTATTGTCCCTAACCCTATAGACAACACCATCCGCCGTTTCGTATTTCTTGCCATGTTTCAGTTTCATTTCAGTACCTCTTTAATAGTTGCAGCAACTGGGACGCCGTTGCGTATTTCAATGTCGATGTGGTGAGTTGCATCTTTCAGACTTGAGTATATCAGGCCGTCGTTCAACCAGTAGTACCTTTTTGTTGAGTGTATGCAATCTAGTTGTTCTTGAAGAAGCCGGCTCTGCGTCCTGAAATTCTCATGCAACGCCTCAATTTGCGCGGTTAGTTGTTCGCGTGTCTGCGTCATTGGTTCGTGATCCTCTATGATGCGGTATGCGATGATGTCGCGACAATTGTAGTGACCCCACCTAACTTTAACTCCCCTACTGGTATCAGACCAACCATCCCTGCACTTATACTCCACTCGCGTCTTATCCGACTTAATCGGACATTCGCCGCCGTTCCAGTTGATCCAGTCTTTCATAACTAACTCCTATTCCACTCACCACAACCCATACCACAACCCCGCTTTGCACGTCAAGCCCCTTTCGCATATAATCGCAACAAACAAAGGGCGCGCGCATGATCACTGACGGTTTCCAAAACGTACTGGCTGGACTATCCCCCGCGCGGGATAAGGCAATGAATGCCAGCTATGCAAAGTCACTATGGACCACTGCGCAGTTTGAGGCGGTCTATTCCGATAGTCCAGCCGCTAAAGCCGCCATTGATCAAATCCCAGACGATAGCTTTCGCAAGTGGCGCACATGGCAGGGCGATGATCCGCAAGTAAATATGCTGGAAAAGCTAGAGAAGAAACTAAAGATCAAACAAACCTTAAACTGGGTGGATAAGATGAGCCGCCTATATGGCGAGTATTATGCTTACATCGACGTAGGTCAAGCGCCTGAAAAACCACTTGACCCGGCAACCGTTAGCAAGGATGGACTGAGGTTTGTCATTCCTATGTCACCTTTACAGCTAACCGTTGGCGATTGGGAAAACGACCCTCTATCGCCTGAATACGGACGTCCTAAGTATTATACCGTATCAGGTAGCGATCAGGGCATGGTGCAAATCCATCCTAGCCGCGTCATTCGCATGTTCGGAACTGAAACGCCGTCGCAGGGTTTCGGGTTTCAGCGTGGCGAGAGTGTTCTGCAATATCTTATGACTTCGGTTATGCAGTACGATAGCGTCATGGCTAACGTGTCGTCCTTGATCTATGAAGCCAAGGTTGACGTTATCCAATATCCCGGATTGTCGCAGGTTCTGGACGGTGGAGAGCAAGAGGCCGCGTTTCTTAAAGCCCAAAACCTAGCGATGATGATGAAAGGCAACAATGGCGTGTTGCTGCTAGAGGGCGCAACGTCAAAGGATGGCGTCGGCGCGGTCTACTCGCAAAAGCAAATGTCATTCGCCACGTTGCCTGATCTTATCGACCGTTTCCAAGCGCAACTTGCTGGGGCTGCAAACTCCAATCGTTCGCGCATGTTCGGGGTATCATCGGGCGGGCTGGGCAGCAATGGCACGTTGGAGTTGTCCACGTATTATGACTTCATTAATTCGCGGCAAACTAACTACCTTGAACCCGCACTGACCATCCTTGACGAGTGCATTATTAGATCGGCGCTAGGGTCACGGCCTGATGATCTTTGGTATGAATGGTCGTCGTTGTGGCAGATTAGCGACAAGGAACGGGCGGACATTGGTGCGCAACTCGCTAACGCGGCTAAGACGCTGGCAGATGCGGGTATCTTGCCAGCCGAGGTGTTGAGCGAGCCTGTAACTCTTGCATTGGTAAATGCGGGCGTATTCCCCGGCCTTGATCAATCGCTTGGTGATTTTATCGAAGGCGGCGGTGAGATTGATCCTGAGCCTGTAGTCGAGGAACTGCCGCCAGTCGTACCAAAGCCCGCCGTTAAGGATGAGTTTCCAGTTGTTGATCCGACATTGCAGCTATTGACCGATTACCTAAGCGGTGCAAAATGAATACAGTTGAACTAGCTGCAATCATTGCCGTTGCTAAACGCGAAGTCGAGTTGCGCGTTACTGAGAATGGCGCGGTAAAGGGCGA